CATCATAATCCACTATTAAACGAACATATTGATCAATTAAAAAATCTACTTAAAGGACTGGTAGAAGATCCTAATGGCCGTAGACATATTCTCAGTGCATGGAATGTTGGTGAACTAGATCAAATGGCATTGCCACCTTGCCATGTCATGAGTCAATTCTATGTAAACAAAAACCGTGAATTGAGTTGCCATATGTATCAGAGGTCCGTGGATGTTTTCTTGGGCTTACCTTTTAACATTGCTAGTTATGCTCTACTAACTCATTTGATTGCTCATCATTGTGGTTACAAAGTTGGTGAATTAATTATCAGTACCGGTGATACTCATATCTATAAAAACCATGTTGAACAAGTTAAAGAACAATTATCCCGCGATCCATTACCCTTACCTACATTAATGTTACCCGTAGAAAAGAAAGATATTTTTGAAATGACTATGAATGATATACACTTAGAAGGATATACAAGTCATGGGCCAATCAAAGCAGAAATGGCAGTATGAAAGATTATATAGAAACTAGGGTACATTACTTCAGCGTGGGTGATGCAGAAGATCCTGATATCTATGCCGCTCAACCTCTTTGGGAATTCCAACAATCAGAAAAGGGCAAGTGGATTATGGATAATTCTATAGAAACACCTATTTGGCATAGGCATATAGATCATAATACATATGGTTATTCTTATTATGTTACCGCTAAATTGCCTAAAGAAAAATATACATTTTTTAAACTTAAGTTTGATTAAATGATTCCCGTAGATAAATACGGGCATGTGGATATTATCTGTTCTACCTGATTACGCTATACATGGTTTATTAACTGTTGGTATTATTGGTGTAATTCTAGGATTTGTATTAGGGTTTATACCACTCATAGGTAAATATAAACTCCCTATTCAAATTATCAGTATATTCGTACTAACACTTGCCTTATACTTAGAAGGTGGGTTAGAAAATGAACGCATATGGCAATCGAAAGTAAAAGAAGTAGAAGCTAAGGTTGCTGTATCAGAAGTCAAAGCCGTAGAAAAAACTGTAGAAATACAAGAAAAGATTGTAAACAAAACCAAGGTCATCAAACAAAAGGGCGATGATATAATAAAATATATTGATAAAGAAATCATTAAAAAAGAAGAGATTATCAAGTACATAGAAAATTGTCCAGTGCCTCAAGAAATCATTGAGCAACATAATAAGATTGTAAACTTATCTAGTCAATCCTCAGGAGAGAAAAAATGAGGACGTTAATACCGTTAGTATTATTATTGTCAGCCTGCGCTAGTACCCCTGTTCCAATAGAGCGTAAATTCCCTCCTTACCCTAAAGCATTAGCAGAAAAATGCGAACCACTAAAGCCTATTGAACCTACTGATAAAGTGCCTATTACAGACATGTTAAAAACAGTAGTAGAAAACTATGTGACTTATTATAATTGTGCAACCAAAGTTGAAGGTTGGCAAGAATGGTATACTGAGCAGAAAAAAATATTTGAAAGCGTGAAATAATTCTCAGTTTACAAAAGCCTTCTGTGTGATAAATACTATATAGATTTGGAACATAGATATGGCCACACTTGAAGTCATTAATGTAGGGGCAACAGCCAATGATGGTGACGGTGACCCCTTACGCACTGCCTTTCAAAAGGTAAATAATAACTTTGCGAATATAAATGCAGTAAACTTCTCTACTCTGCAAAGTATTACTGTTGGCGTAGATCCACAAATAATACTAAGTACTCCTGCTAATGCTTTTACACAAGCAACTATGCAGATTAATTCTAGCAATGCTCTTAATGATGATAGCCAAAATATTATAATATATTCGGCAATTAATAATGGTTTAACTGATGTTAATTGGACAGGACAAAATCAACAATATTTTGGAAATCTTGTAACAGAATATGATATGGTAGTAGAAAATGGTAATGTTAACTTGTATGCACTACCATTAGGAAACGCAGCTAATACCACTATTGTACATTTTATCTCTTATCAGATAACATATAATTATATAGCACCTGGTAGTATATTAACACTTACACAAGATACTGATTACGAGTTAGCAACTAACAATGGGTTAATAATTACAACATGAGAGCTAGAGAATTTATTACAGAAGCAACCGGATCTATTCAACCTGCTGTAGAGCGAACATTGCCTGCAGCTTGGGTCATTGATAAATTAAAAAATAATGATTTTTATACTCAATATAGATTTGGTGTAGCATTGGCAGGAGCAAAAGGTGCTGAACAGCGTCACCAAGATGCTGTACCTGAGTTTGCTAAAGAAACTCCATGGGGAGAAAATTTAGTTATAGTATCATACGCAGGCAGAGACCCATTACAGGAATATCTAGATGATGCAATGCATGAAATGGGAATGAAGCCAAGTGACGCAAAATTACTTACAACACCTAAAAGTGAAGAACCAACCGATACCGATATTAAGAGTACTTTAAAACCTTTTAAAGGGTATAAAAAATGAGAGCCCATGAATTTTTAACAGAAGGTGAAGGTAAGCCACATCACCATCATGCACAAGTATCTAGAGGCATATATAGAGTTCGTGATCAAGGTGGATATGATAGAACATATCATTTAAATCGTTTATGGATGGCTATGGCTATGGCTGATGGTAAAAGTCAAGATGCTGTAGAAATGGATAATGCTAGTTTTGTTGAGAAGTATAATTCAGTTCATCCATACACTGAAGAAGAATACAATATGTTTATAGCAGCCACAAAGACTATACCTACAGAAGTACAAGAAGTAATTCCTTATTCCAAGAGTGAAGAACCCAAAGATACTAATACCAAGAGTATCGCTGTAGGGTTTAAAGGGTATAAAAAATAATTTATCTTGCGTTTGCGAATAAGTATTGTAATAATACAGGATTCGTATGATTGATATTAATAATACCATTGACTTAATCAAGTTAAAGTTCTATAATGAATGGCTATACACCGCTCACATTTATAGTGAGGGTGAAAGCAAGTTCCACAAGCAGTTAACTAAAGAAGTTATAAAAACTTACATAGATCCATTAGATTTACCTAAAGATGCTAAAATTTTAGATTTAGGTTGTGGCCCAGGCTATTTCCTAGATGAAATGAAAGAGCGTGAGTATACAGATTTAACTGGTGTAACACTAAGTCCTGAAGATGTAAAAATTTGTGAGGATAAAGGGCATACTATCAAGAAGTATGACTTGAGTTTTCTACCACAAAAAGATGGGTATTATGATGAGTCAGTAGATTTTATATTTCTACGACATGCGTTAGAGCATAGTCCATATCCTATCTTTAGTTTAATGGAATATAACCGTGTACTTAAACAAGGTGGCAAGATGTATATTGAAGTACCTGCCCCAAATTGTGAAAGACAGCATGAGTTTAACTTAAATCATTACAGTATCCTAGGAGAGGCTCAGTTGTTAGCACTATTCATGCGTACCGGATTTGATACCAATATATTCAATAGTATTGAGTTTGATTTAGGTAGTCCTGACGAAAATGGTGAAATTAAGAACTTTAAAGAAAAGTTTTTCTGTGTTGTTCTTACAAAAACTAGACCATTGGATATAAAATAAAAAAATATAAATACTTAAAATGAGTATTTATGGCAATCCCTCCCCCACCATTCTCTAATATAGCTGGCACTAGTGCTATAGTAGGTAAGTATAATCAACCAAGTCAACAAGGACAGATTGTAACTTGTACATACATCGGCGGTGTTTGGTATTTGAACTAAGGATCGTTAGTTTAATAAATAGTTACTATGAGTGGAACAGCGTCAATAGTTAAGACCCCCTATGTAAAAACTAAATTTGCAACACAAAAAGAATTAGATGATTTTGTTAAGTGTTGCGACCCAGTTACTGGTTATCTATACTTCATGGATAACTTTTTTTACATACAACACCCTACCAAGGGCAGCCTGGTATATCATCCATGGGATTATCAAAAACGATTAATTCATACATACCACAATTATCGTTTTAGTATTAGTTTGATGCCTCGTCAAAGTGGTAAATCTACTAGTGCTGCTGGTTATCTACTTTGGTATGCTATGTTCGTACCCGACTCTACTATTCTTATAGCAGCACATAAGTATACAGGAGCACAAGAAATCATGCAGCGTATTCGCTACGCATATGAAAATTGCCCTGACTATATTAAAGCAGGTGTTACTACATACAACAAAGGATCATTAGACTTTGAAAACGGTAGTCGTATAGTTTCAGCCACTACTACAGAAAATACTGGTCGTGGTATGTCTATCACACTACTATACCTAGATGAGTTTGCGTTCGTTCGACCTACTATTGCTGAACAGTTTTGGACTTCTATTACCCCTACACTATCAACTGGTGGTAAAGCAATTATCACTAGTACTCCAAACAGCGATGAGGATCAATTTGCTCTTATTTGGAAAGGTGCTAATAAAACAGAAGATTCATATGGCAATCAAACAGAGTTAGGTGTAAACGGATTTAGAGCATATAGGGCACATTGGACTGAGCAACCTGGCAGGGATCAAAAATGGGCTGATGAAATGAAAGCCCAACTAGGAGAAGATAGATTCCGTCGTGAAATAGGCTGCGAATTTATTATCGCAGATGAAACTCTTATTAGTCCTAGTACATTAATTGATTTAGAAGGTATTGAGCCTATAACTCGCATGGGTCAAGTTCGTTGGTATAAAAAACCTGAGAAAGGTAATATTTACGCAGTAGGATTAGATCCAAGTTTAGGAACAGGTGGAGATCCTGCTGCTATACAAATTTTTGAGGCTAATACTACTACCCAAATTGGTGAATGGAAACATAATAAAACAGATATACCTAATCAGATTAAATTATTAGCACAAATAAACAAGTATATCGTAGAGTGTACAGGGGAAACTGATAATCTATATTATAGTATAGAGAATAATTCTATTGGTGAAGCCTCTCTAATATCATTGGCAGAATATGGTGAAACTAATATACCAGGCATTTTTTTAAGTGAAGCAGGAAAAAAGCGTAGAGGATACAATACTACACAAAAGTCTAAAATCACCGCCTGTGCTAAATTTAAAACGCTATTAGAAAGCAAGAAAATGAAAATTTATAGCAAAAGTTTAATATCAGAATTAAAGACTTTTGTTGCTAGTGGTGGTAGTTATGCGGCTAAGATAGGTGATACTGATGATTTGATTATGGCATCATTGCTAACAGTTAGAATGCTACAATCTTTAAGTGATTACTATCATGACTTGGGAGAACAAATTCGTGACCATGATGAATACATTCAACCATTACCATTCTTCGCCGTCTTAAGTTAATACAAAGATAAATACTATATGCCCATTAAAACAGACTCATTAAACCGCGATTTATACAAATTACTCAAGGTACGGGGTTACGATCCTATACCAAAAGGCAGTGATGGGGAAACAGTACCTGTCCCTGATGAAGCCGAAGTTTTTAAATTTACTTTCAAAAAAGATGGTAAACCAATAGACACTGCTTGGGTAACTATTGACAGTAACCAAGACTTAAAAATATACTATGATGATGATATTACTGACTCTACTAACGAAGATTTAGAATCAGGATCGTTTGATGATAGTTGGACTGGGTTTTTACAACAATTAAAGATGTGGAGTCAACGCCGTCAGTTAGGCTTTGACACCGAAAACAAAGACCATTTAGCTAGTGATATGGCACAGAGGGATCATATGAAAAAGAAAGAAAACATAGCAGAAGGGTATTATCCAATGGGTAAACAAGC